ACTCTGCATCTGAATGAACTGCGGGTTGTCCTGAACTCCGCTTCTTACCAATATCTCAAACTCGTTCCTTTGTTTAGCCGCCGATGATGCACCTGGGACTTTGAATCCCTTCATGCGCATCTGATCAAACAACTCTATGGAGTTACTTGGTGAGAACACAATAGCATTCAAGGCTGGGTTTGCAGCAGACTTGTCTACCCAGGTCATCAGCTTCTGTTCCTTCTGAGACTGTGACTCTGGGAATGCTGGGTTGGTGTCTGGGTAACAAGTGACATTTCCAGCAAGCAAGTTCGCTGTGTTGACTGAAACGTTGCCCTTACCTTTGATATTCTCTTGGATCGTCTTGCCGTCACGACATTCTGCCGCACACTTTACTGCTTGTTGTGCTGATGCTGCGAACATGTCTTGGCATGCGTTCCACGGTGAGCCTACGCGCTGCAATGCTTGGTCGCGCTGAATAACAGCGTTGCCTACTGTTTGTTCTCCGGTTGCGGCTCCGAATAAAGATGGCAGTGCGCCTGATACTTCCTCTGAAAACGTAGTAATGAACCACTTAATGAAGTCAGGCAGTGCAGCCTGAGGCTGCGGCGTATCTTCTACCATGATGTACTGCGCTGGTAGTGTAAGTCCCGGTTGCGGTAAGAACGGCCCTGAACTTCCAGGGATGTTGGGTTGCGTCTTCAGTGCTTCCATATCGAAAGCGTCGGCGTTGTACCATTTCTTTGGTATGGTGCGCTTGAAGAAGTCGTCCATCAAGTCTACCCAGTCGTTGATTCGCTTCTGTACCGAGATGAGCATTGTGCCCATGCTGCGACGGTTCTGGCCTTTGCCAGCCCATGGATGTCCAATTACGATGTGATCGTCCATCTTCTCATTGCGCGAGAAAGCATACTCTTGACCAGCCCTAGCCAGCAATGCCCCATTAGGGAACGCTTCCAGCAACTCGGCTTTCGCTTCGTCACTCACTGATTGATCTAGGAACATTGATGGCCTAAACCAAGAAAACTTCACTGTACTGTGTCGATTCAAGGAGTCGCCAGTGACGTATGCGCCTACTACTGCTTGGCGTACGTTCTCCCTCGCGATTCTATCCAACTGTGTCTCGGACATTCCGTCAGTGCCTGGGTTAATCTTTTCGGCAATCCATGGGAACATCCCACGAACTACTGCCACGTCCAAGTCCAAGGACAACTGCACGAACTGCATAAGATCGAAACTGTCAACTGCGATGGGAACTTTGTGATCCAACTTGCCGTGGACGGTTGTTACTTCGCGTCCTAGCGGCTTGCGGTCATCTCCTGCTCCACCCGCTTGTATGAGTAGGTCTTCCCCACCATTGCTCTCTGGCTCGTCTTCCACTTCAGAGGTTTGTGCGGCCAGAACATCGTCAAGGGTATCCTGACCCGTAGGCTCTGCGTCTGGTTCATTGAATATGTTTTCAGGAACGGTTGGGGCATGCACTTCTCCTTCGAAGCCATACTTCTGTCCGTTCAATTCGTAGCGTGTCCACAGAAGGCAACGATCTTCATTCCAGAAGATTCTGGCTACTTCAGTGAGAAGCCCATGAAGATTATTGTTGCGTGCCCAAATTTCTTTGAAGCGTTCTGCTTCCTCGGCTGCTACTCGGTCTGGGCCGTATTCTGGGTTACATGGGGAGAATTCAACTTTAGGGACTTCACGCGATAGTGCTGCGACAATGATGTCACCCTTGGGACCGTAAACGTTGGTGTCGTAAATGGTGTTGTTGTTCTTCTGTTCCTTAGCGCCGAACCCTGTGTTCGCGCCTGGGAGTTGCCATCCACCTTGTTTACCACGCAATAAGTGTTGATAGCCCCTCTCAAAATGAAGCGCCTCCCACGTTTGTTCGACTTCCATTCTTCGTGCAGCGGTGTCCGTCTTGGTCGCTATATTGTCTAGCCCAATAAGGGCACCGCGTGCTGCATCACTTAACTCTGCGAACGGCTCCGGTGAGTAGGGAAATGGAGCGTACACGCCGAGGGGACTTTCGTTAGGGTTCTCGGGTTGTGCATCGCTGCCGCCTTTGGCCCCTTCCATTCCTGTCCCGACATTACTTGGGGTACTGGTTTCCGTTTCCGCCATTGCATGCTCCTTACTTACTCTTCTTGGACGAAGGTGCGTTCATCGCTTCGCTCATATAGTCCTGTTTGTTCGAAAACTTGAAGTTAGTTGAGGGATTGGGCAACTTTGACTTCGGTCGTGCTAATCCTAGAGCCATACGTTCTCCTACTTATTCCACTTGCGTGCGTTGAGGGCGAAAGTTGCTCTCTTGCGTTCGGCTGGTGAGCCGTTGGCTTTCTGCGACCGCATCTTGGACATTGGGACTTTGTCACCTTGTGGTGTACCTGTGTCACTGTGCAATAATCCCTTATGGGACTTTTTGATGTGAATCTTTCCTAGTCCAGTCATGCTGTTCTCCTATGCCAATTTGTTGCTGCCTCGTGTTAATTGCCCACCCGAATCCACACGGGGCTTCTTGCGAGGTTTTGGTGAGGGCGCTTCTCCGCTCATCCATGACGCCATTGGTGTGGAATCCAAGGATGGTGCCTCGGTAGAGGCTAATTTCTTTTTTCCCAGTCCAGTCATTTCTTTCTCCCTAATCCAGACGCTTTCTTAGGCGCACGCTCAGGTAAATTTTTGAAGTCCGTTGCATCTGCCCACTCCTTAACGTCCACGCCTTGCTTCTCAAGTTTGTCCTTGTTGGCGAACATGAACTTTTGCTGCGCCACGCTCTTAAATGGCATGGTGTCTCCTTACTGGGTTCCACCGACAGCCGACGCTGATGTAGTTGCACCTGCTGGAACCGTAACACTAAGTCCGCTAGACGCAAGCGTCACTGTTAGGCTTGCTGTGTTACCGTTGCCACTGATCGCTGTAACCGTGCCAAGCACAGTCTCTTGATCACCTGAGGCTCCGTAGTTCTTTCCTGTGATAGATAGTGCAGGGTGTGCAGCATCATTGCTGTGCTCTACAGCATTAGCATCGTTCGCCTGATGGTTAAACGTTGCTGGTGTCAATACTGTTCCCGCTGTGACTATGGCGAGGGAACTTGGCACGGTAGTGCCGAAGTTCGCCGTAGAAACTACGACGGCTATGATTGAAACTTGGTCCTTAAGATTTACAACCTGACCAAGACTGTTTAGTGCTGCCATAGTTTCTCCTTATGCTAGATCAGCCGCTTCATGTTGCGGTACTCGATCATTGTCACCTTCAGAACTTGCGCCCTGTTGATCTGGGTGTGTACGTCTCTTCACACTGTCGGCCTGCAGTTCTCCACCTGCCTCATATGCGAGGGCTGGGTCCTTGAAGGCTGCGCGGTGTTCATGACCATCTTCATGCGTAGAGTGAACTTGGTGCTCACCCTTCTCATGGTCGTGCGTATACTCTACTTCTCTCGCTACACCGTGGTGCTCCACAACCGAACTTGGAGCCTCAACTTCAGCCGAGGTATCCATGGGGTTGTCGTGCGCTTCACTGCCGCTAAAGTTGTTCACTTCAGCGTCTCCACCGTGCTTCATAGGTGTGGATTCCATCTTGGGCTGATCCCCACCGTCGTAACTGGACTCTTTAGGATGGAAGGAGTCATAGCGTTTAGCGACCATCGAACTCCCAAACTTTTTCTTACCGTCTTGTGTCGAAGTTGACATGGTGTCTCCTTAGTTCAACAGATGAGAGTACTCATCATCTTCAGGTTCTGGCGCGGCTTTCGGCGCAGCCTTTGGCATCACACCGCCGAGATGTCGTGCGCTGGCGTGTGCGGCTCCTGCCGTCTTGTGTTCTGAGGAGTGCAGGTGACCATCCTTGTGTTGACTGGTGACCATGTGGCGTCCTGCGGCGTGATCGTGCGTAACTGTGACTTTAGATGCTGCACCGTGTGCTTGGGCATCGCTTTTCACGTCGTCGGGGACAACGTCTTCATTGGTGGCTTCGCCTTGCTCATCCGTACGTGATTCCTCTGGATCGGCACTTTCCTCGGGCGAACCCTCTTCTTGGTTCATGCCTTTTGGCTCACCCTGCTCTACCGAAGTGTCGGCCATGATATTCTTGGCTTCGCCTTCGGAATCCGTGCGTGGCGTCTCTTTATCTTCGCTGGGCGTCTCGTGTTCCGCTCCAAGTTTGTGCATTCCAGTCGAGCTGTGCTTTTCGTCGTAATTCTTCCCGGCAAACGCAGAACCGAACTTTTTTCCGTCTTTTGCTTGAAACATTGGTGATCTCCTTAGCAATTACCGCATTTGCATTTAAAAATCTTTTTCACTCGCTCAATTACGGCGTCGTCTGTCTTTTCGACATAATCTTTGCAGCAGCAGCTAGTTGGTACCCAGCCTGCGCGTTGTGATAGAGAATCTTTCGCTTCATAGCTGCACATAACCTTGTAACCGTTTTCTGCGCGGCAAATGTTGAGGCTAGAGAGTTCTCCAGGGCATTTTTCGTCTTTTTCCATGTTATACCGTGACTTTCTTGGTTTCTTCCTCAGCAGCCTCTTTTGCTAACTGATTTTCATGTTCTGCTTGAACTACCTGCCAGGGACTCATCGGTCGCGGCTCCGCGAACGCGGCAAAGCTAGGTTTTCGCGCCGTTCGCTGACTTGGGTCAATTCCAACCTTTTGATTGACGGAAAATTCGAAAATAGCGCACTTTGCTGTTAGCGCGGCCTTCTCATTGCGAAGATCGGCAACAATACTCTGGTATTCCTGAATTCTTGCTTCGAAATCTTGTCGTACGCGAAGCAAGTCTTCTTCAAGTCGAGAAACGAGCGCGGAATAAAACAAATCATCCCACGCTTGCCTGAGTTTTTCTGAAAATCGCATTGAGTCACCTACTGTTGTTGTTTTCCCACCCAAACTGGCTGCTCGGGAGGCTTGAAGCACAGAGTTTTGTTTTTTAACTCGGCTTCCTTCTTCAATTTGTAGAAATGCGCTGCGAATGGATCAGTTTTCGCTAATTCCGCCGCTTGGTCGCGCACGGTATCGGCATCGGGCTTCTTTCTCGTGCCCAACTGACCGTAAACACCTAAACGGAACCCGTCGTAGCAGTCATCACCCTTGGCATCGACTTTTAGAACGTCGTCCAGGCACTTTGGGTTGCGCATCAACGATGGAATCGACAAAATTATGTCTTTGCATGAGTCAAGGACGACAAGTTCGCCGTTCTTGATCATGTTGTACATCAAAGACGCCGATCCGATGCGGTCCATGGTGCCGCGACTCACCGGAGGCAAGCCAAATTCTCGTAAAACTCGTGAGTACTCGTCCGCAGGCGTACGCGCTTCCATCACGCGAGAGAATTTCTCGTGCGAGAAGTAAATCGCCTTGACTTTTACTGCTTTACCGTTCGGTAAATGTGCTCTGCTGGCTAAAATAGACGCGAGTTCCTTCATCGTCTTCCCACCAGTAGTAACGACTTCTGCGAAGCACACTGTTTTTAGTCTGTAATCCGCCTTGGTAGTTGACCAACGAACCAAAGCCTTCGTAAAAAAATAGGCTGCGTTCGCGTGGCCCATGCCCCAGTCCTGTCCAACCCAAACATCTTGGTGTTCTTGCCATAAAATGGCTTCAGGGTCTTCCCTGAGGTTGATGACGTGATACCAGGGGTCCCAACAGTCGAAGTATTGTCCTTCAGTAGTGCCGTCGAGTCCGTACAGTACCTTGTCACGCTTCGCCTTAGGCATGCTCATCAAGCGCGTGACGATTGCGGGGTCACGTTTCAGTAAAGCGGCATTGTCAAAGACTGTTGAACGTTGGCATGCATAGCCCTTTGGGTCATAGATGCATCGCCACTCACCGGATTCGGGAATCCACCACGTACCATCGATGTCCTTGCGTGCCTCTTCAGGCTTCATCCAGGGTTCCTTCTCTACGAAAATAGTGCGGTAGTACTCGTAGAAGGGGCCTAGCGGGTTTGTGCAACCGACAATGCAAGGAATTGGGAAGTTGCCTTTTTCATCCGGCTGGCAACTGGCGTTGATTGTGTTTCTGGAGTAGAGCATCATCCATGCGTCTGGTGAGAATTGACCACACTCATCAACCAGAATCGCTGGGTATGCCTGTCCTAAGTATTGCTCAATGTCTCGGTCTTTGTTGTTCTGGCAGTGGCCGAACACTACGCGAGAACCGTTGGTTAACGTAGCGACGTGCTTGGTTTGGTCGTAGTCGTACAGTTCGGGTGGCATGAACGTCTTGAAGTCGGCAATTGCACCGGACTCCAACTCTTTGAACGTTCTACGCAAAATCAAAATGTCGCAACGGCTGAAAGCCATGCAGTAATGCTTAATGAAGTACATCAGCCAACCGCAGGTCTTCCCTGAACGGATACCGCCTACGCTCAGGCACTGCGTTGCCACAGGCTGTACATAGACTTTGCCATCGCGCATTACATTCTTCAGCAATTCTATCTGCTTCGGTTGGAATTGAAAAACGAGAGTCCAATTCAATGTGCCGTCAGCATTTAAGTACGCTGGTCGTACCTTCTCTTCTTTGTTTTCTTTTCTCGGCATCTGAGTCTTTCTAAGTCTGGGGATTAGTCTTCACATCAAGAACTTCGGCAAAAGTGGGTTGAGCCGGAATCACTTCTTCTTTCGCCACTTCTATTGGCGCGTTGGGCAACGTAGGATTCATAAATACAATCTCTACCCCTGAGTGTTTCAACGCTTCCAAGTCCGACTCGGCT